TTCAGCATATTCGCCTATTTCGTGATACTCATTTAGTTGGTCGTGCCAACCAAGTGTGTAGTGGGACATGATAGTTTCAACTCCAGTACGCTATTATTTATAATAACACACTAGGTATAAATACGCATCAATGTGTGGACTCACTAACTTATTGTATATCCAGCTGCTGAACCTAAAACACTAGCGTCTGCTGCAAAAATTGCTTCAGTTGATTTCTTCTCTACAAACTCAACAGTATTGCCTGGCATTGTAAAAGTTCCAATGGTTGTAGATCCTCCAACTTCATTGATAACAGTAATCAATCTTGCAGTTCCACCGTTGTTACAAAGGCGAACCACTGTCGCACTTCCGAATGTAGAGGCGTTTGCAGCGTTTACGCCACATGCTGCTTGAGCTCCTTTTATGTTAGTTAACATGATTCCTTAATAACCTCTCTTGTATTTAGCGGACTGATCTTCTGGGTTGATGGTGACATTGTTTTTGCCAGACATGGGTTTGATCTCTCCATGTGGATGCATACCACGACCATCTTTCTTTTTACTTGGCATCTTTTCGGTTTCCCAAATAAATTCTTCACGCCATGAGTACTGATCTTGCATGACCTCTTTAGTTCCTCTCTTTATTCTTATAGGATTTTTCTTCTGTGCAGCTGCCATTGCACCAGACTTTCTTGCTTGGTCAAGTTTAGTCGGTCTTCCACCACCTTTTCTAGTTTTAAATTCATCAGATTGGGCATCGTATGATGCTTTATCTTGTTTATACAATTCTGGATTATTTCTATATTTTTGATTTGATATGTTAGGCCTTTTCATTTTAGGGCCTTGTTGAGTAGAAGTATTAGAACTTCCAGATGTATCGATGCCATCTTCTTTTGCTTGTTTTGTAAAAGCTTTTTTAAAGAGATCAAACGATTGTTTTTTGTTTTGATTCATCTTAACGGCAGTATTTCTAAAGGCAGCATCTGCCTCTGGTGCCATCTTCCCAAATTTTAATCCCGCTTTTCCTAATCTTCTTTCATTTTCATCATCCTGTTTACTAGATCCAGTTAGTCTTGGTTGATTAGGAGAAGATCCTTTCAATCTCTTTGAGTTGGACATTACCTTTTCAAAGTTTTTCTTCGCTTCAGGCGATGCTTCTCCCCTCTTTACTATTGCTCCAGTAGTTTCACTTTCCTGTCCTGCCTTGACTGATCCTTTTGGAAATTTATCTTCTTCTCTTTTTATTCGTTGAGCAGCTTCATACTCTTGTGTGCCTGGTGTCTTCTCCTTTCTATTGTAATTTCTTAGAGCCGCAGCGTCTATAGACATCTGTTGTGTCTTCTGGGTAGGTTTACTTTTAGTAGCTCTTGTTGCAGCTGCACTCGCTGGAGTCTGAGATCTTGGTTTCTTCCTCTCTGCATCAGAAGTAACAGGTACTTTCTCATCCTTCTTTTCTTTATTCTGATCTCTTACAGGTGTAGCACCAAAAAGATTTCTACTAGCAGAAGATCTTGCTCTTGATAGGATACTGCCTGCCTTTTTACCTAATTGAACATTACCATCCTTATCTTTTGTGTTTTTGTCAAAGGTTTGTCCTTTCGTAACAGCGCCTTTAATACCAGCACCAGCAGCACCCATGACTCCTCCAAATGGAGCTCCAAACCCAGTGCCAGGAGCAGTAGATGAAATTTTTGGTTGTGCAGCAAATTCTCTCTTAAAGGCTTTTGCACCTTGATTTATAATTGATCCAGCCGTTCTTACTCCTGGCTTGGTAAGAAAATTTCCTAACTGCTTAATGTTTTTACCAACCTTTGGCAAACCAGGCTTGGGTTGCACACTAGATCCCTTTGGTATAGGAGACAATTTTCCTTTAGTATCCTTATTACCTAGAGGAAGTTCTAATTGTTTTGTCCCAGTTCCCTGACCACCAGAATTAGAACTCCTAGCCATTCTTGATATTAATTTTCCAGCCTTTCTTATTTGGCCAAACAGTTCTTCCAGAGATTCTTCATCGAGATTCTCTGATTCTGGAAGATCTAAGTTAGAATAATTAAACTGATCAAAAGATTTCATTACATGCCTCTATCACGCATGAACTTCTTAAATGCTGGTGAATCAATTCCTCTTTCTGGGTCTCTCATTCTTGCAGCTCTTGACCTCTTACGGTAGGGTTTATCTCTTTCAAGTTTCTTATCATAACCCTCACTATCATGATACTTCTCAGGATTGTGAGCATACTGTCTGTTCTCAAACATTGTCCAGTGTGCCTCTAAAATGGCTGGTGAATGTTTCTTAAATTGTTCTTCAGAAATAGTTTCCTCTACTTTTTCCTCTGGTTTTGAGAATGATACTGGGCTCTTAACATTGAAACTTTCTTTAGGTACACAGTTAGGAACCATCTTACCACCTTTCTTCTTCATTCCTACTTGTTTATGGCTGTCCCAACATGGATCATTGTCACCACCATTCTTAGCTTCCTTCATTTCCTTCTTCTTCTTACCCATTTTCGCTGCGATTGTTTCACGACGATTCTTAAGGTATGAATCAGTTGAATCTACCTTGCCATCATTGTCGATGTCAGCGTCTTCCTTTCCAACAGGATCTAATTTTTTCTTCTCCACTAGTGGATCTGGAGTTATCACATCAATTATTTCATGTGTCAAATTACCTTCAGCGTCATGAAGTTCGACGGATGCATTAACCATTTGTCTCTCCTGTTGTTGTTTTTGTAATCCTTCTTTTTGTTTTTGGTCTGCTGATTTTACAGTATCAGCGACATCACTTACATCGCTTGCAATGTCATATGCCTTTTTTAGTTTCTCCCTCGTGTTGAGTTGTCCACTACCGACCTTTTTTGAAGTGTTAGTCACTCCTTGCGGTGCTTTACTAATAATATCCTTTGTTACAGGTTTTACACCTGTACCCATTTTAGATACGTTTGTTGCACCAGTAGTAACTTTTGTTGCGCCAGTCTTTAAGGCTGTACCACTAGCCTTAGTAAAACCTAGTTTACTTGCACCTTTAGCTGCTAACGCACCAGCACCCTTTGCGGCCGCAGCACCTTTTGCAGCCATCGCTGCAGCACCCGCCTTTGCGGCAGTGGCGGCCGCGGCACCTTTTGCCGCTAACGCAGCACCACCCGCCTTTGCGGCAGTGGCGGCCGCAGTAAGAGCGGCAGGGATACTAACTATCCCAAAGTCTTCTTTAACTTCTTCTGGTTTATTATATATCGATGCGTAAGCATCTCTAAGATCATCAGACATTATTAGGTTGTAATATTTGACCTAGGCTTATTTATCCCTTTCCAACTTTGTAGGGAATCTTAGTATCATTGTACTTTGTCCCTGGCCCACTGGGAGGATCATTCGGATTATTTACTTTCTTACCATCATAATATGATCCAGTTGTTATTGGTTTAATAATAGGATCATTATTCCACTTCTTGTCACCTTGGCCTGGTGTCATACGTTGCATATATTGTCTGTATTCATCTGTGCCTACATCATATGCCTCTGTCAAATCCCTCAACCATGACTTAAACATAGTATGTTCTGGAGTCTGTACAATGACATAGTTAGCACCTCTTCTAGTTATTCTACCTCTCATTCCAGTGTTTACATTCTCTACTAATGTCCCTACTTTAAATATTTTTTCTTTAAGATAAGCAATTCGTAGTCCAAATGGATCTAATTTAGGAGCGTATTGCCATAAATCCTCTTTTGCAATCTCTCTTTTCTTCACACCCATAGATTTCTGTAGGATATTGTATAGATTTTTCTTATCCATATTCCCTATATTAGGGATACCTTTAGCAAATGCCTTGAAATCATCTTCAGCAGCCGCAGCTCTCATCTTAGAGGCAGACATTCCCTCTAAACCCTCTGCATCTGCATCTCTAGTACCAGCAGATATGACTTTTATCTCTTCAAATTCATACAAATCACCATTATATTTCTGTGCTAGACTCTGAAACTCAGAGAGTCTATCCTGTCCTACAACTATTGTTACTGCCTTGTATCCTATGTTCTGACATGCCACTAATACATCAAATATAGTCCTTGCGTTTGCATCGTCCTTGATGTTATCTGCATAGTCAGGGAACATCTTTTGCATATATTCTATCTTAGTTCCAGGCTGCAGTGGATTTTTCTTTGAATCTACACTACGACTTGGATATATTCTGAAATCTGACTTACTTCTATCTGCCTCCGCACTTGCAGACTTTAATAATTTTTCGTGTCCTGTTGTAGGTGGATTAAATCTACCAAAAGTTATTACTACAGACTCGGATGAGGGAGCTCCCATAATTTCGGCAGTCTGTTTCTGAGTATCTCCTGGCTCTGGTGACTTTCCTTCACCCTCAACCTCTGTTTGTTGAGGTTGAGCCGCACCAGCAACTGGCATAGGAGCTTTCTTTTGAACTGACTTAGGATCTGGTGTTGCAACCTTTGTTGATTTAGGGTCTTCTGGTGCTTTAGCACCACCGCCACCTGTGAATACTAACTTACCGTTTACCGTCTTTGCTCTAAAGTTTCCTTTAGCATCGTACCATCCTCCATGACCGTCACCCTTTAGGCCTTTCATTTTAGCTTCGGTTGATGCTGTAGTTTTTACAGCTTCTATTAAGAATTGACCAAACGACTTCACAGATTTACGCACAGGATTATAGTTTTATTTATTAGTAAACTGCCTTGGGCATATCTTTGGCCTGCAACAGTTTTTCAAAACTTGGTGTTATATAAGCTTGGAACTGAGGCTCAGGTACGATAGAACCTTTATATCTTATCTCCAATAATGCTATGTTTATGTTATTGAGAAGTAAATCATATTTTAACTTTGCTCCACTAGCTCCTCTTTCAAAAGCCTGAGTATATCCAGCTGGTTTTTGAAGCACATATGTTGCTCTTGGGTTTGTTGTTTCTTCTAGTATCTTTGATGTTGATGCTGCTTCTGGAATTACAGTTGGAGGTTTTACAATTATTCCACCATCACCAAGATCGCCTGCACCAGTTATTAATGTAAATGCAAATTCTTCTGAATACCTAGATCTATCCTTTATCATTCTTTTTAAATCTAATTTGAATATTATATTCAAAAGACCTATACATAGAGGTTTCATCACAGCAGGCGAAATTATAAGATCATTCAACTCTTTAAAATACTGGTTGAATACAGGTTTCTTGGGTGGAAACTTACCCTGCAAAGCAAGAGTCATTTTATCCTGATCTAATTTCTGTGCTTGTTTTAATACTTTCTGACCTACACTTCTAGTCTTTGATATACTCTTTTTTAAATCTGTAAGATACTCTTCTATATTTTTATCTCTTTGTTGAGCAACTTTCTTAGCTCTATCCTCTTCTGCTTTTTTGAAAATCTGAGATCCAGTTTTCATGGTTGGTGAAGCTTTAACTGGTTTTACCTGATCCTCACCATCTTTAATGAATAGTTTTTTTAGGGCATATTGTTGGGTAGTGGGATCTTCTGAAGATAAAGAAGATGCGATTACATCATAGAAAAATTGAGATCTAGCTTGATACACCTTACCAAGAGCATCTTTCAATCTTGTTTGTAGTGCAGGCTCTCCTACTATAAAAGTTAAGAGTCCATCCTCTCCAACAACAGTTTTGTTGATAATAGTAGGAGATGGTTCATTTGCTCCAGCACCTTTCTTTTTCAAAGATATACCTACAAACAGTTTTATCTTATCTTGTCTATGAACTTCAACTATTAGATCTGATGAGTTGTAATCTTTTTTTCCAAAGTACTTATGTTTGTTAACTGCAAAGTATTTTGATAAAATAGTCAACCATTGTTGTCCAGTGGCATGAACTCTATGTACTTTTGAACCCTGACCAAGAGCTCTTAGAAATCCATTAGCTGCTGATATTGCTTTACCGTAGTTGGCATACTCTCCAGTAAAAGCCCTTATCAATTCTGCTTTATTTCCAGAGGTATAAACTATACTATTTGCACTTGACTTTAAAAGATTTAAAGCATTTTTTGCTTTGTTTAGATCACTATATGCATTAGCGGGAACAGCTCTTAGACCTTCACTACCATACTTAAGTATAAGTGCGGCTGTCATCAATTCGTGTGGATCTACTTGTTTTCCCTGACTACTTCCTCCTCCAAACTCTTCAGTTTTATCAAATCTTCTGATACCAAATGGTTTGGATCCTTCTATGTTTGCATACATAAAAGGTTTACTTGATCCAGCCAATAAACCATTAACTTTTTCTAGATCATCACCCTCAAGAATTTTTAATAAAGAATCATCAACTAGTTTTACTGATTCAAATCCCTTCTTAAAAAACTTAAAAGGTTCTTCATTCTTCAATTTTTTAGCGATCATCTTATATCTCTCTTGGCCTTGCAAAGGGCCTCTGTAAAAAGTTTTGAGAGCATCCGAAGCGGTTAATTGAGCCATGAGTATAAGTTTTTTAGGTATTTATGAGTAAATGTGAGTTTCCAAAAACTCAGCTGGTGTAGGATATCCTAACACCTTTTGATTCATACTGTGATCCTCTTCTAGTATTTTATCTTTCAATCCCTCATAATATTTTTTATCACCCATCTTTTCTATAAAGGCAGGCGAATGTGGACTGTATCCATTACCAGCAAGTATAAAAGATAACCCACCATTTGCTTTCTTATTAGAAAAATCTCTATCACCTGTAACCATTTCTATTGCTCTACCGCAACTGTATTGATCCCAAGGATAGTCTATATCTGTAACATATTTCCAGTATTCTGTATCAGATTTATGAGAAGTAGCATAGTGCATGTCTATGAATGTCTTTGAGTTATCCAATTCAGTGGCACAGGCATGATTAAATACCTCTCTATCAAATGAATTTGGTGATAGATGTGTAGACAATGACTCTAATAACCTAAACACGTTAGTCACGATAGATGCTAGACCTGTGGCTTCTAGTGGTTCAATAAATCCAAACGATAAACCTACAGATGCTACATTTTTTACCCATGCCTTCTCATATCTACCTGTTCTAAACTCTACTCCTTTAGTTGGTTCTACCCCATACCTATCGATAAATTCTTTCTCTATCTTCTCTGGTGTGGAAAACTTCAAACTATGCACATATCCAACTGACATACCATCCCAAAGAGGTATTTCATAACACCAACCATTATCCATAGTCACATTATTAGTATAACTGGTAAGTTGTTTGTTTTTGTCAGTGTATGGTATCTTTGCGGCTATAGCTCTGTGATTAATAAGAGTGTTTGCATAAGATTTATAGGGAACTCCCATCACTTTACCTAGTAATTCAGAGCGAAATCCAGTACAATCTACAAATAGATCTGCCTCATATGTCCCATTCTCACATTTTAAAGATACGATATTGCCATCATCATTTTTATTTGCACGGATATACTTGTCATCAAAAAATTCTACGCCATTCTCCACACATACATCATAAAATACTTTTGCTAATTTTTCTGTATCAAAATGATATGCCGAAAGCTCATGAAAATCCCACCCTTCTTCTGAAAATCTATTCAATTCAGCAAATCTAGAATGATATCTATGAAATCTAGAAAACTGATTGTACTTTATCTCTGGAAATAAATGAGTGAGCACAAAAAAATCTGATACATCATCTCCTGTCAAATCCCCAAAGGGATAGAAGAAATCTGCATCAGACCAACCTTCAAATTTTATATTAGTTTTGTAAGTTGCATTGCATTTAGGCATCCAATCCTTGTCTCTTAATTTAAGAAACTGAAATACATCGTTGATTGCCAGTTGAGTTGATTCACCTACTCCTATTCTTCCGATACTAGAAGAATATACACATTTTATCTCTATGTTCTTGAAATACTCTGAGAGTATGGCAGCTGTTACAAATCCAGATGTGCCACCTCCTAGTATACAAATACTAGAGATCACCCTCTTGTCTGTTTTCGGAATAGAATACGTCAAAACTACCGCCTGGATACCTCTTTTCTAATTTTTTAACGTTGGTTGCAATTACATCTTCCATTGATATCTCAAGTGCGATACATGCCTGAGAGATATACCACATCAAATCACCAAGTTCAGTTACGAGATGATGTTTGTTGGCATCATTCCAAGGTTTGCCTTGGAAAATCATCTTCTTTATGATCTCAAGAAACTCTCCACCCTCTGCATTTATACCAACACCAGCAGTGAGAAGTCTTTCAATATTTGCACCCTCTCTATCTAGTTCAACCATGCGGTCAGCAAGATTTACAAAGTCTTTTGAAGCGTCAGAAGTTACAGCATCAACAAAGGTTTCATACCTTTTAAAATCAATAGTCATTAGAATTTCAAACCAGCGAATTTACTTTTAATTTTTTTAGTTTCTTCTTCATTATTATACTCTACTTCTTGCCCACTGTCAATAATGTCACTCTGGGCACTCTGTTCTACATCATATAGTTTCATCTTTGCACGGTCAATACCGATTACAAATCTCTTGTTCATTGTAGGATCATTATATCTATTCTTCAACTGTTTGACCATGATCTGATTTACCTCCTCAAGCTCCTCCGTACTAATAAGAGCAAACATGAGATCAGCAGTAGCGGGAAGGCCAAAGGATTCTGACGTATCAGTAAGGTCAACATCACTAGAACTATAACCAGAACGAGTCGTCTGAGTGGCGGAGACGATAGGTACATTAGTTTCCACTGCAAGACCACGGAGCTCTTCAGCAATCGCCTTAATATAGGAATACGAGTTAACATTTGATCCAGCCCTGTAACGTGATGAAGCACATATGTTTAGATAGTCAACAAATATTATATCTGGTTTGAATGATTTCTTTAATGAGAGTTCATTCAATAAACCTTTGAAGTGTCCTGAGTGTGCAGCAGCAGTAGGATATTCTTTGATGATAAGATTACCTTGAGTCTTTTCTGACAGTTTAGTAACCTTAGTTTCAAACATCTGACGAGGAATATCTGTCAACTGTTGAACAGGAATATTTAGAAGATTAGCATCAATTCTTTCTGCAATCTTTTCCTCAGCCATTTCAAGCGTGATGTATAATACGTTCTTACCTTGGAGTAAAACACTACTTGCGACATGACACATAAACAAAGATTTACCAACACCAGTGCCAGCGAGAGCAATATTAAGTGTTTTGTTTGGAAGGCCGCCCTTCGTAATCTTATTGAAAAAATCGA